GTTGTTGCTGACTATGACGCTCCAGTGAATTGGGGCAATATCGATAGCGACATCGCGGCTAAGTGTGGTGTGAATATGCCATCATGGCGTACCAAAACTCAGTCTGGATATCTGCGTCTCGTATGGGAATTCGACAATGGAATCCCAATTGCTCCGGAGATGTTCGACGCGTTCATGAAGCAGATGAACTCGTCCCTAAAGCTGGAGCGCCTCTTCGCTGGATTCGATAGTACGTCGCTTCGTGCGAGTCAGTACTTCGAGTTGGGTGAGGACTGGCACAGCTTGGGTGGTCACGTCTCTGACGCTATGGTCCAGACGGCTTTGATGAAAGCCGCCAACGAACACCCACCACAATCGTCAGACACTTCGATCCCAATTGCCGTAGTCGCAGCTGAAGTTGAATCCCGATTCCCGAATCGTTGGATCGGGGAATTTGAAGTCGGATGCCGTGGCCCACTGTTCTGGATCGATGACGGGATCAACCGTGATGGGTGCCAAGTCGCGGAAGACGGCATCATCTGCTACTCTGATCGTGCCGGAAAAGGATTCGTGTCGTGGAAGGAAATCTTCGGGGCGAAGTTCGTTAAGGACTATGAAGAGAAGAAGATGGGCAATTTGCTCGACGAGTACTGGTACAACGGTAGGTCGTTCTTCAAAGTCCTATTCAGCTCTGCTGTCACGATCCCACGTGAGCAACTGATCTTGGAGTTGAGGCAATACGGCTTCTCCGTAAAGCCGAAGAAGGGTCAGCCACTCTCCGAACTGGAGTCAGCTATCCTGACTATCTCCAACCAGAACCGCATCGACGAAATCGCACCAGTCGTTTTCTCGAAGGATCGAGTCGTCGCATACAACGGTCACCGCATCCTCAACTGCGCTAATATCACACCGACTGAGCCAGATACAGACGGAGATCCATCAAAGTGGCCCTTCATCCACGAATGGCTTAACCAGCTGTTTGTCAATACTGCGGGCAATCGTCACACTGTGGAGTATCTGTACTCATGGCTCAAGCGATTCTATTGTGCAGTACTTGATCGTGAGTTCGTTCAAGGACAGGCTCTCCTGCTTGTCGGCCCAACGAATAAGGGCAAGTCGCTTCTGTCAAACAGAGTGATCTCTGGTCTAGTTGGTGGTTATGCTGACGCCAGTGATTACATCTCTGGACAGACGAAGTTCAACAAAGACTTGGGTCGCGTAGCGGCATGGGTTATCGACGATACAACTTCTGCCGCAAGCTTCCAAGATCAGCGGAAAGCAACGGAGATTATTAAGAGATCCGTAGCAAACCCGCGTGTCGAGTATCAGGCGAAGTACGCGGACGCCATGTCCGTGCCGTGGACGGGACGCGTTATCATGTCATTGAACATGGATGCCAACAGTCTGTCCGTGATTCCGGCTTTGGATTCGAGTAATAGGGATAAGCTTATGGCTCTCCGCATTAGCGATAAGGCGACGAGTAAGTTCCCACGAAACTCTGTTCTGGAAGATCTGATCGAAAAGGAGCTACCACACTTCGCAAAGTTCTTGATCGACTGGAAGATTCCCAAAGAAATCGAAGACTTTGGACGTTTCGGCATTGTCAGCTACATCGACGAGACTATTGCATCCGCCGCGTACGACAACTCCAGCCGTAGCTCCGTTGCTGAACTAGTCGAGTTCTTCTCCAAACGCTGTAGGGCTCTCAATCCAGAGATGGATGTTTGGCAAGGAACGCTTACCGAATTCCAAGTGGCGCTCCACGATTTCAACAATGGTCGTGGCGTCGGTATGTCCAACAACTTGGAGTTCGTCCGCCGTGGCATGTCCACGATGGAAGAAGCCAGTCGCAACAACAAGCACCTACGTCCGGTCAAATCACACGGTCAGGGCGGTGGTAAGATTTGGGAGATCAATCTAGATCCCAAGTTCGACATCACGATTAATCCTCAAGATAGCTCAGAAGATCCTCCATCTTCTTGAGCTTCTTGATCGGGATGTGATAGCCATCCACACGATAGGTGAACCCGCTATCTCCATCGGGTTCACCAGCTTTCTTAAAATCTGCCCGCCGTTTGAAAGAGTCTTTTGTGACCCACCCAAGAAGCCATAGCTTTACCATCGAGTCGTGTCCCCTAAGGAACACAAATAGATCGTTCTCAAACATGTGGGTTTTCTTCAACTCCACAGAAGCAACATAGTCCGGCTTCGGAATAGCTTTGGCCCGCTTCGTCTTGACCTCAATGGTTGTTCCAGAATGAGTTTTAAGATCGTAGCTTTTAGAGAACTCTCCACATGGAATGATTATGTCGCCGAGATACTTCTCGACGGCGATCTCTCCGAGCATACCAATCATTCGTCCGGCTCCTCTTGTGTAGGAGTTGGCTAGTACTCCCATACGTTCTGATCGTTCTGCCGCGAGTTTGAAGTCCTCGCCAGACGGGCGGAACTCGATGAACTTCCCGTCAGCGACGGGCTTAAATTGATCAAGCATTTGATTTGGCTATACGTTTAAGGAACCCCTCCCAACTTGGAAAGAAGATTTCCTCCATGCAGCGAACCACTGGCTCCTGCTCATAACGGTCAGCGAAGCCCACGCCCGAAAGAAGCAACGATGCTTCCATCAATTCGTGACGAATCGTCAAGATCTTCGCCGAGTCTGAAATGGCGCGATTGATCTCGATGGTTTTCTGGTCGTGTTTGTACTGGCCATAAGTATCATCAAGATCGCAGATGATCAGGCGTACTCGCCTTCCCGCTACCATAATGGTCTTTGGCCATTTGTTTTTCATCGATTAAGATATGCTTAATAAGTCAAGCTGTACTTGACCTACTCGTTACTTTTCGCCTTTCTTGACTTTGACAGCACCGCTGTGCAGCTCGTCTTTAAGTTTGCCTTGTTTCTTCTTGGAGAGCGGGCTTACTTTGGAGAGTAGGTAGGCGACTTGTTTTTTGGACTTGGATTTGGATGGATCTGGTTTCATGGTTTCTCTGCGGATAGCCAGCTAATGATTGCGTCTGCGTAGGCTCTGGCAAGCTCTTCGCGACGGGCGGAATAGAAATTGGTTTCGGTGACATTGCTGCCAAAATAGGGCTCAAGAATAGCAGACGGACAGTGGGTGCGTTGCAGGAATGCCGAACCTCTATCGGAACTTGAGATGGCCTTCGGTCCTCTGGCTTTCCTTTTCGGGAAGTATTTCTTGAAGGCAAAGTGGAAGCAGGAAGCGAGTCTGGACGAGCGACCGGAGCGATGCCAGTGCAGGAACTCATGCCCTTCGGCGGTCGGTCCAGCAGAATTGAAGTGTAGCTCTACGGCTACGTCTGCGCCGTATTCGCGGATCTCGTTTGCGATCCAGCTCATTGCGCTGCTGTAGCCAGACCCGCCGTATTCAAACCAGACTTTGACGTCATGCTTGGCGTCGCGGAGAAGTTCGGCAGTCCGTTCGGCCAGCGGCTTGTTGAACGCCCATTCCGTGACACAGTCGGTATTCACCGCACCCTTGTCGCCTGAACGGCTATGACCAACACAAATTGCGATCTTCTTCGGCATGCGGTGAATACCTATCTGTAAGGTTTACTTGGCGTCTCCGGCTTTGATCAAGCCAACGCCAGCAGTAACTGCTGCGAACGCGCCGACAAAATCAGGCGCACCGCCCTTGAGGATTTGGATGCCGACGTTGGACAACGTGGCAACAATGGTGAGGACTCCAAGGATAGTAGTTTTCATAGTCTGTGGGGTTATCGTTTTTTGTGCCATTTCAATATGAGCTGGCTAATCATGTTATACAGCGAAATCGAGCTGATTGCAAGCAAAATAAGGCTACCTAAAAATCGAACCCACCAATCGAGTTCTGTCTGGAATGTAGTAATCACTGCTAGAGAGGAGGAGAGAATTCCGGCAATGCCGTTGAAAGTAGATCCGAGACCGCTCATTTCTGGAATATCTCTTGGAATGTCGTTCGGGATCATAGCGATTAGTACATGTTGTATGGGGTCCCGTTTCCGGAATAGGGGTCGATGGTAAAGACTTGTCGGGCACCCCCACGGCTGGCGTCCTTCTCCTCTTCCAGTAGCTGGCGGCAGACCTGCCAGTGGTAGCCGGAGCGTTCGATGTCGGCGTTGTCCTCAGCGGTGGTGGCCAGAATCGCGCACTTGATCGCGTTGACGTTGCCGAGATAGACGATATCGGACTCGTCCATCAATGGTAGGAACGCCCGTTTCAGGAGCAGGAATACCTTTTGGGTGTCCCCGTTGGACGGCTGACTTGTGCGGTAGCGGCGGTATCTAGCGACGAAATCGCCGCGCCCCTCCGC